GGTGGGGAATGTGTCCCAAAGAAAAGGGGCCACATGACTGGAAAAGAGAGCATCCTCCGTCGTATCAGTCGGAGACCATGAGAAGGTGGTTAGATAGCTCTCTCGAGTGGCGATTGATTTGATGGTCATCTCATCCGAATCGCCCAAGCCTACAATCCTTGGATCCACTGATAGTTCTTGTTTAGGGTCCACCGACAGTTTCGTACTCGTGTCGGGATAGTTGGTATTGGCCATATTACCTAATGGCCTAGCCCTATAATAGTGGATTGGTTCTAGACTTGTTGGCCGGCTATAGCCAAAGAAGGAAGCAACTGAAGACACAGCATCCGCACCCATTTGAGTCGCTCTTGCGAACGGCCCAATGCGCGGAACTGAAGTGAGTGCTCCTGCTATTCGAGCTACAGCCGAAGCCGGTTTGGAGATTGGTCCTTCTCCATATTCGTCCATCGTTCCCATCTGAGGTACCAATGCTCCAGGTGCCGTGCTAGTAGGCACGGTAACTGTAACATCCTCAGCCCAAGCGAACACAGAAATGGTGATGGGGTCTGCCGAGCCATTAGCGTGCTTCAAGGCATTGAGAACCCGAAGGTTCAGAGATCCCATCTGTGACCATTGACCAAGGGGTATGGAAAGTGAATCATAATCCCATACGAAAGGCAAACATAAAGTTCCCCCCTGGCATGTTGTTGGGTCCAGATAGACGTGGGGTCGCTGCGAACAAGCGATCAAATCCTGTGAGACAAGCTCCCGGTTCTTCGTAAACATATCTGAAGAGCTAAGTGGTGTATAGGACGCAATGGCCCTCCCAAAATAAAATGGGTTTCCGTTCACCACAAATTTCACGCACAATTTTGCGCGTAGGAGATTGAAATTGGAAAGCCTATTGATCACTCGTTTATTCCCAAAATAGATTATCCACGGGTTGAAATTCTCAAAGAGAGTTGTACCCCAAGTGTATGATCCAATCTTGATAGGACGAGCGAAGAACGACCCTAGGTCGTCGTCATTTTGATCCGCTAGGGATCGGGTGGGGTCCATCGTGGAATCGACGACGTAGTCGTACGATGGATTTCGGTCGGTGAATGATAC